TCCCATGCTGCTACGGCTCGTTGAATAAACTTATCACGATCAAACCGTGGGTTGGTTTCTTGAAGATCATCAGCAATTTTTTCAATTGTGATGGGCGAGAAGACTAGCGGACCAAACCGATCCGCTATCCATTCAAAGTCTTTGCGTGTCATCATTATAGACTCTCCCATTGTGTAGACTTCATTGCATTGGCAATTGAAATCTCTCTGTTGTAACGAGCGATCTCTGGCGAGCGTAACTCGTTGGTGTGTGTTGCCCAGTATGTCAGGCAGTTATACAAAGCCCACTTGTTAGAACCCAAGCCAGCTTTTTCTTCGCTCCAAATTTTAAGCAAGTTTTCTAATTGCTTTTCATTGGTCTTGGTCACAGCCCTTTGGCGTGTGAAAGATTTGCAAACTGTTTTCTTGAAGAAGTTTTCTACTTGCTCTTGCTCAAGTTTAGTTTGCATCCAATGCTGCCACACTTCCTTGCGTGACATGAAGTGATCAAGGCCAGCAACAACTTTGGCTGCTGATCCTTCTACGTTGATAGATGTGGTGTGCTTGTATTTACTACGCGCCACAGTATCGGCTGTCGTGCAGCCATTGAGACACCATAGCCGTAAGCCATTAGCAAGCTGAGAAAAGGACCAACTGCCATCGTAGCTATTGAAGAATGAAACGCGAAACTTCACATAGTCTCCGACTGCTGGTTCGATAGTCAGATCATTAAATAAAATTTCACCTCGAAGTTTACGTCCGTTCTCAATTACGTCAACGTAAAGGTCGTAGTCTTTGGACAGATCGGCGGTCTTGATACCGTCAACCACTGAGTCCACTACGTCCTGATGTGACACGGCTTTGTATCGTGAGCCGTGAACACCAAGAGATTCATTTGTATCAGTGCGGACAATGCTTTGATGCCCTTCAATGACATGCCCAAGCTGGTCATAGATTGGTTGGGATTCGATTGGAAAGTCCCATGAGTTTCTGAAATCAAGCATCGACAAACTCCTGTTTAAGTGAGTCACTCATAAGATTCGAAAAACCGCCATTGGTAAACAAAACAATTTCTGATTTGGTTCCTTCGGTATCTTCGATTATTATGGTTTTGGTTACGAAGTTATCATGATACGTTATCTTTTCAGTAACCTTGAAGACTTCAAATATTGATAGTTTCATTTCTGTTCTCCTTTGTTATGCACTGCACTTTAGCAGTGACTTTATTTAAAAAGCAATAATGACGTCACGTCATATATTATATAGCCGGACACTTTTTCGCCTTTAAATTGCGGCTGCAATCATCAGCACAATTCCTAGCACAATCACAATGATGGCTAGGATTCCGATTATATCGGCAATTATTTTGTATGGATTCATATTTTTCCTCACGTTAGTTACAAGTTTTGGTGCATGCGCACATGCTCATCTCACCGTAGTAAAGTCCTGAGTGTACCTCCCTGTGGTTGGAGTTGGCGGGGTGGTTGGGTGGCTTCTTGAGTCTGCGGTTCCGTAATCGCCTGTGGGCGAAAGTGATTGCGCCCGAGTGAAACGAGGTTAACAGCGCAACACTCATTTTAGGCCCGCGGGGGGTGGGTGGGTGGAGGGGGCCCGCGGAGTGTTGGGAATCCTTGAGGTTGGTAATTGCTAGATAGATCATGAGATTTTCCCAGCGAGCGAGCGCCAGCGAGCGAAAAATTTTTTGGGCCAATCCGAAGACTGGCCCGTTGTGGTTGGTTGTCATCCTGCTTTCCTGAAGCTGGGCCTTTTGTTTTTGCTTGGTCGTTGGTCTAGGGGTATGTAGCGGGTGCCTGTTACGGTTTCATAATTCTTATAGGCTGCAACTTTGAACATCTCCAGCGCCTTGTAGATCATGAAATTGTCCTCCTCGCTCTGCATGGTTTGGTCGAGAATGTCGGCAAACTCTGCGTTGTCTGGGTCAACCTTGCAATTTTCCTCGGCGTCAATGCGGCGTTGCTCTGCTTGTTTCCAGTCATTGAGCGGATACTTCATTAGGAAATCGGAGGCGCCGCATAGTTGTCCTGCGATGTTTTCCATCTTCTTATCGGTCAAGCCGCAGTGGGTTGTGATGGTTTCGCAAGCGTCGAGGATCAATCCTGCTTGTGATGCGGCGTGGGTGACAATCTCGTCGTAGAATGCGGGGCGGTTGTCTGCTTTGTTGTTCGCCATTTTGCCTTTTGCTTGTGGTGCAGTTTTTGAAGTAGTCATTTTGTTCTCACTTTCTTTTCTAAGTTGTGTGTGCGACCCCAGATTTCTTTCAGCCCAAGGACAGGGCGTTCGGGGTGCGCTTTAGCGCATCTGAATCAGATACCATTGCTGACTGCAACACCCGCGCCACTGCACGGCGTGTTGGTGCCGCAAGAGGTCGCCCCTGCAACAGCGCCAGCGCGGCAGGGTTAACAGCGACCGCAGCCACAACAGTACGCCCAGACTGCAATGGTTTCTGATACAGACGGTACGCCCCGAATCCCCTGTCCGCAGTGGGTGAAATAAATCCAAATGAGAATGAGCGCGTGAGCGCACGATTGAGAACGCTTTCGGGGGTCACAGGGGGGATTTGCACGATCAATCCCCCCTACTAACAGGCGCGTCTGCGCCGCAGAGAATGGGATGGACAGATCAAGCAGGTCATAGCAGATGTGGAGAGACTGACTACAATGGTTAGCGGATAGCTTCCCAGCAACGGCCATCCTCCAAATAAATATTAAGTTGACGTAACGTAAGGGGTTGACAAGCTATTGACAGATCGTGTTAGTGTGGGGGGGAAGAGGGAAGGGGGGGCAAGGCCAGAGGATATAGATACAATTCTTAATCCTTTGAGCAAAGAAAGACATAGCACTGTCCTTCACCACTAAGCAACTGGACTGAAAGTCTGTATCCTTATAGCTATACACGGTAGATATAGAAAGTGAACATATGCTTCCCGCTAAGAAATTGACTGATAAACAGATAGCGCTCGTTGATATAATGGTAGCAGAAGGACTACCGCCAGCTAAGGCTGCGAGCAAAGCTGGATACAGTGAAGGGAAGTCTGGATACGTCTCAGCTTACAGAGCATTAAAGACTGCACACGTGCAGCAGTATCTAATGCAGAGAATGAATGAGGAATTTGGAGTTAGTGCTACTGCAGCAATGAACACTGTGCGTAGGCTGTCTCAGAACGCTAAATCTGAGTATGTTCAGCTAGAAGCGAGCAAGGATTTATTGGATAGGGCTGGCTATAAGCCTATTGATCGTGCGCAGGTTCAAGTGGCTGGGGATATTCGTGTTAGCATTGACCTTGGCTAGGGGGGTGGGGGGAAAAACTTGCAGTACTTACCTGTAAGTGGTCCCCAACTAGCATTTTTTTCTCTCAAGGTTTTGTGCATTGTCAGAATTATTTTTTTTATAGTATAGGTTCGTTATGGCTAGATTTGCGAAACAAGCTGAGAAGGCACCACCTAGGGATGACATGTCTCAGGTTAAGTTATTATTGAAGAGTTCTGGTTATGCGAAAAGAGCATAAGAATCCGAAGGGTGGTTTGACTGCTGCGGGTCGTGCTTATTTCAAGCGTAAGGAGGGGGCTAATTTAAAGCCTCCTGTGAAGGGTGGTACGAATCCGAGGCGTGTTTCATTTGCTGCTAGGTTTGCTGGTATGAAGGGTCCGATGAAGGATGAGAAGGGGCGTCCGACTCGGAAGGCTTTAGCATTGAAGGCTTGGGGATTTAGCAGTGTAGAGGCTGCGCGTAATTTTGCGAAGAGGCATAAGAAGAATGCCTAGTTCGCCATCATACGTTCGGGATTATTCTATGAGTGGCGAGGGGAAGTATGACAAGTCGCCTAAGAGGATGAAGGATAATCGTGCGCGGAAGAAGGCGCGTCATACTATGATTAAGTTGGGCAAGGCTTCTAAGAATGACGGTCGGGATGTAGATCATAAGAATGGGAATCCGCTTGATAATTCTTCTAAGAATTTAAGGATGTTGGCGCGCGCTAGAAATCGTTCGATAAAGCGTAATAAGAATGCGGGAAAGGCTTAAGTTATGTGTTTTGGTGGCGGCAAGAGTGCTGATCAGATGTATCGGGAGATGAAGCCTAAGTTTGGTCCTTTACCTTCTTTGTCTATGAAGAGGATTGAGCGGAAGGAGCAGACATTTAAGGATGTTCCTGAGCGGACTGGGATGCAGAAGCGCAGTTTGTTAATGCCTATGGAGAGAACCTATTGAGCGAAGAAAAGCGATATGACACTTTGCTTCGGCAGATGAGTGCGTTTGACATTCCTGACAAGGTTACGGATGAGGACCAGCCGAACAAGTGGTTGCGGCGTTATCACAATGTGATGATGGATGTTGCGACTTACATTCGTGATAGGAATCCTCAGTATAAGTCTCTTCTTAGCAGAGCCAAGCGGATAGAGCGGAAGTGGGATATGGAAGGTAAGTATATTAATGGCGGTAAATGAGGCTGGCAATTATACTAAACCTAAGATGAGGAAGTC